TCTCGACTTGAGTTGATGCGTTGATGTTGACTTGCGGAGCGGTCGCATTTATTGTTGATGCGTTGATGTTGACCGTATTCGGTGAAACAATACTGATCGCATCTGCCAGAAATTGAATGTACTGCACCGGCGTACCGTTGAGCATGCCCCCGAGATAAATCCCATCCGTCACAGTAAAGCGTCTGCGCGAACCGGGGTTGGCTTGCGCGCCTGTCGCAACCACACTGGAGCTGTCCTTGTCGGCAAAGATGCATATCCCCACATCCCCGACTTGCGGGTCGATGATGATCGCATTCGTTCCGCCCTGTGCGCGCATGTACGGCAGATGGCGAATAATTCCCATCGGTATCGCGTTGCCATAGCCGTCTGTTTGATTAACGAGCGGTTGCACGTCCACATAGCCAACAGGCCCGACAGCGCCCCCGTAGACGGCTAGAATCTTGACTATTGCCGCGACATTGACCTTGCTCAATACTTGCCGAATGACGAAAAGCTGCGCGTTGTATTCCCCGGAAAAATCCGTCGGTATGGCTTTGCCTTGGAGTCCGTATTTAGGCGTTGACATTTTTAAAGACTCCACAAGTCGTAAACCACTTTCCATTCGGCATCATGCTTTCCAGCTCATGCCGGACTGATACCACGATCCACAATCCATTTGCCGCTATCAATTTGCTATCCTCTACCTGGATTTGATGCCCTTGCAAAATAGTGGGCTGGAATAGCGATTTGACATACAGATAATCGGAACTCAACAAAGGGTATCCGACCATTCCTGTCTTGGGCGATATGATCGTCGGCGCAATACCGAAATAACTGTAATGCCCTTTGATATTTAGAAATGAATCATCGTATGTCACATCGCAATCCGCTTGAATCGCAGCCTCTGAAACTTGATCGCGCATACTGCCATTAAATGTCGGATTGTTGAATTCGTGAACAACGTCAATGTTGTTTAATTTCAATCCCAATGATTGAGCGAATACGCCGAATACTTGATCGGCTGATTTCTGGCCGGGTAGGCTTGTCGAATCAACAGATTTCATTGCCGACAAAGTAGCGGACAGCGCAGTTATTTCAAGCGAAACGTCCGGCGCATTGTTGTAGTCGGCCACGGCGGTCATTATTGTTCCGCTGTAAACGTTGAATAGAGATTGTGGATTTTCTCCGGCGAATATCTGAATTGAATTCTTGGCGCGCACTTGGGTCATCACATACCCGCTAGCCGTCATTTTGTTCATCAAGTCCGCAGACAGGCCGTAAATTTTTACACTTGCCTGCCCCATCGTTTCCCCGCCGTAGGATTGAATCACAGCCGAGGCGCGAAAGTTGGTCAGTGTGTAAAATTCAGAAGGCGCACCATCACCCATCTGCCCGGTGCCGAGGCCGATGATGATTTTCAGATATTTTTCTGAGTAGCTCATAAATCAGCAGCCGCTAAATAAAACAACTGGTATCGAGTGCCGAGGCCGAAGTAAACAGGGTCGTCCGTGCCGAGTGTGTCATTGAAAGCAAAGTCGCCAATGAATCCAAGATAAGCATCGCGCACAATCCTGTTGAGGTTCTGGCAAATTACGCCGGTGATGATCGCAACGTGATTAACAAAAACATCCATGTACATATTACCATCGACCGTAGTATAGATGTTCAATGTCACCAACTGCTTTTCAAGCAGGGTGGTGAGAGTCTGATTCGGCACAGATTGTAGTGGAAGGATTTGCATTTTATTTCGTCACCACAGCAGGGCCGGTATATGGTTTTCCAGAGACCGTCCCGCTATTAACTGAAGGCGCAGAGCTTGCGGAAGATGGAGTTGGGTTTGAAATCGTGATATTTGAATTCATGATCTCGACAAAGCGAAGGTCGGCAATAATCATCCCCGCCCCATTTTTCACTTCGCGCTTGT